GCGCTTTCTAAATCTGCATTGTTGCCTTTGCTTTGCATCTTTTCTAATTCATCACAATAAGCATCTAATGCTTGCACGTAATTCCACAATTCAAGGTTACCTAAATATTGTCTATGGGCTTTATTTAAAGTAAATCCATCACCCATAAATTCTGTTATTACTGGTCTTTCCTTCACTTCGGTATTCATTTTGTTTCAACTTATTCCAAATTCGTTCAAAAGCGTTCAAAGCAGAACTGTTACCAATCTCCACCATCCCATCCTTGCACACGTATTGTCATAATTACGTTATCATACAAAGGCTGAGAATCTTTGTCGTGTGAATCACTATCTATTATACTCAAACCAGCAGAATTTAAGTAAACATTAAATCCCATATCGGCTATGTCTTTTGCGCATTTCAGAATGCGCTTGTTAATAGATTGCAATTTTTTTTCTTCTTGTTCGTTTAATTTTCTTACCATTTTTTAATAATTGTTAGTTTCAACTTATTCCAAACATGAGTGATTTTACCTACCCATCTTTATAATTTGATTTTGAGTTTTTGCCACATTATAAACTGCCATTGCGTCAGCCACAGCCTCATCATGGTATTTAACACCTTTCCAAGGAACTTTATATATTTTGGAAATATTGTCAATTACCTCTTTTTTAGTTGCAGATTTTTTACCCAACAAGTGTTTCTTTGCATCCTGTTCACTGTACCAATCAACAGGTAACCCTTTCACGTCTGCAATAGTTTGTACGATAGCTGCCACTGCTCCTATCATTACTGCGGCCTGTGCATTTTGACTACCATGTGGTAATTCTGAAATAATACATTGAATGTTATGACGACCAATTATTTCCATCAATACATGGTTTATTTCACTGATACGTCTTACCGTGTCATCCCCTTTACGAATACGTCGCTTTTTACTTTCCGGTTCAGTTTTAATACAACCAACTGCTTCAACTACACCTTTCATATTTACCACAGCCCAACCCCATGCTGTAAAACTCGGATCATTTGTTAGGATACGTATATCATCCAAAAAGTAATGAGTTTCTTCAGGCATTATTTTTCTTACTCGTTTCATATTTCAATTTGTACTATCACTTCAATTTCAGCAAGTTCCCTGTTTTTCAATTCCCTAAACCAATCTAACTTTGCTTTATTGTAAGAAGTTGGATTTTCTCCGTATTGTGTTCTTAACTCATGGAATTGTTCTGTATTATTTGGATTGAGAATAGTTGTTTTGAAAAGTTTGTCAAACAACTCTTTAGGCATTTCTCTTACCATTCGAATAGCCATTTGCATTTTTATTCGTTCAAAGGCATCAATTCCATCATCTTCCATTTGCGTGATGTCAATTAATGGAATTTGTTGTACTGCTCTGACTGTCTTTTTCATGATAGGTAACCTTGTTGTTTTAATTCCTCTTTTATAGCTGATTTAATTGGTTTCACCAAAATTTTATCATCTTTATTATAATCATCTAATGTATCCAATACGTTATCTATTTCATATAATAATTCTCTGGCTTCTTCTGGTGTCTCAATTTCAATATTTACTACAAAAGGTTCAAACGATTTAATTTTCTCTACTCTTTCAATTTTAACTTTCATTTTCAAATATTTTATTGTAAAACCATTCTTCAATTATTAACGACTTTTCTTTGTCATTATATTCACACAAAGAGTTAGGGATCCATTTCTCATCTCCGTCAATGTTGTATAATTTTGCTTTATCAGTAACACCCCATAAAACAAATTCACCATTGACTTTTACTGCTGGTTTCCCGTGTAAGAATACATTACTCATCTTTCTTTTTTTTTACGTTCACTGTCAAATCTGCCTTCAATACTTCTCCATAATTCAATTACTTGTTCTTTCAATTCCTCTTCCAACTCCTCCTCTTCAACCATTCTAATTGCCTTTTCCATACTTACATTCAAATTCTTGTCCCTTACAGTATAAGTATTGTTTTTCGTGTAATCCTTCACAAATTGTAAGTTTTCCCGTATGTCATCAATCCCATAATCAAAAAGAATAGTTACTGGAGCAGTACGATAAGGTTTCCAAATAGAACTTTTGAATATTTCAAATTCAGTTCTTACACCAATTACCCGTGTGACTTCTTTTCCTGCAACACGTTTTTTATCCTTAATTTTTTCAGGTTTCATTCCCCTCAATCTTAGACTGCTGTAAAACCCAATACTTTCTCCTCCGGGACTGACGTATTTCTGTCCGTAAGGTCCTGAATCAACATTTACACGAACTTGGTTGCTACAAACCATTAACAGGTTTTTTTGTTTCAGTATGCGACAAGTCTTACGTAATTCTTCACTGAATTCCTTTGCCCGACGCATTCCCATTTTATCACCTTCATCTTTACCCATTTCCAAATCAGTGGAGAGGGCAGCCAGAGAATCTGCCATAACTCCATTAACAACTTTATCACTCTCTGGCTCCCATGATCTAACCCCTTTGAATACCTGTGGCACTGTATCCGGCATACTATATTCCATGTCCTCAAACTTGACGCCGAATAATTTGGCAAACTGTGGATTCAATCTTGCTTCCGGATCATGAAACATTACCTCTCCTCCTAATCTTTGTATGTTTCCTGCAATTTCACTCAATATAACAGTTTTCCCACAGCCACTTGGTCCAAATACCTCAACAAGTATTCCGGCAGGCATTCCTCCTCCTTTCACTCTTCCCCCACTGATAGCTAAATCCAGTAAAGTAGATCCTGTGGAAATTACTTTTTCAAAGTTTCCATCAAACTCTTCCTTTTCTGTTCTTTTTGTGGAATGTCGTTTTATTTGTTCTCCTAAATTAGGATCCTTTTTCCGTGTTCTTTTCATACACCTTTTTTATAATCTTGTGAATTACCTCAGATTCAATATTTCTTTTTTCCAATTCCACTTTTAATCGGTTACAAAAAGAATGAATGTTCATGTTCCTTTTTGGATGTTTTACCCATGCTTTTAAAGAGTGTTCAATTACCTTTGATGTTAATTCCTCCTCCGAATGTTTCTTTTTCATAGAATTAGCCCATTCATCAAGAACTTCCCTCAATATAATAGATCTTGGCACTCCTATTGATAAGCAAAATAAGGATAGGTAAGATACTGTTTCTTTAGAAATATATCCTCCTAAAAATTTATTATCTTTTCCTACCCCTTCTTTACTGCTTTTCAGAATACTCATCTTTTCCTCAGTTTACGTTTCTCCTCATTGCATTCATTCCAAACATCACAATCGTCACAATCATCATGTCTGTCATTATCCTTACCAAATGTGTGACCGAAAGGACATTCATCCTTTTTACTACCTTTCTTTTTCTTAGGTTTTTCTTCAGGTTCCGGCTCGTCCTCTTCTTCCTCTTCTTCAGGTTCCTCATCTACCACTAAACCTAATTCCTCAGCAATATCCTGTGCCAACTCATCACGTTCATCCTTTTCGTACTCTTCCGGATCAATTTTCAGTTTTTTCTCTTCACACAAATCTGCTAATTCATCCATATCCATTTCATCAATGTCATCCAGTGTCACTGTTTTTTCTTCCTTTTTTGAACGTCTTGTTCTTACAGGTTTTTCTGCTTTTTCTTTACCACGAAAACCACGTTTTGGTTTTTCTTCAGGTTCATCATCTTCCTCTTCAGGCTCTTCAACTTCAAAGAATTTAGCTTTCAAGTCTTCATAAGACATAATGTTTAAACATTCATCAAGTTTTGGAACATCGTCCAAAATATCCTCAGTATATTGTTCATCCCTGTCAACAAAATCAAACCTTGTAGCTTTCAAATATTTGTTACTGCCCAATTTATCTTCTGCAAATGTTACACGTATTGAACTGCCCTCTTCAGGATCAGGAAAAGTTTCCCAACGTTCATCATCTTCAAGATCCCTTTCCATTACTTCTTGGAAAAGGTAGTCAGAAAATTCCATTAATTTGATTTCGTCATCATCTGTTTCTTTCCTACCAACTTTCCTGATAATCACAGCATACAAGTTTCTGTCACTTGGACGAAGTTGTTTGATCATATCTTCCTTATCTTTGTCCAAATCTTCATCTTTCCACATTTTACTGCGATATTCACAAATAGGACAACGTTTTCCTATTGACTGTAAACAAATAACACTATCCTTTCCAACACCAATACCACGGTGTACTTTGAAAGGACGACGATAGTAATATACACCTTCTTCTGCTCCCAGGTCTTTGTTAGGATGATTTGTATCAGTTACAAGGTAAGGCATAATATCCATTTCAACTTTGCCTTCCCCTTCCGGAGAAAATAAATTTATACCTTTTGGAATTAGTAAATAACCATAAGAGTTACCTCTTTTCCTTTTTTCGGATTCTTTACCCATGTTACCACGGAAACCCATTTTTCTTTTTTTACTCATAATCTTAAAAATTTAAAACGTTTTTAACTTCTCCTTATTTTTCTGACTCTTCTATCAGTTTCTTTTCGAAATGTTTTTCTTTCATCAATTAAGTTTCTTGGCATCTTAGGACCTGCAAAATATTGTTGTCCATGTAACTGTACCAAGGCTTCCAAAGCCGCTTTCCTTGTAAAACTAACTTCATTTTTAGCAACTTCAGCGTCATTTAATTCCCGCATTGCTTTTATCCAACGTTCCTTTGCTTCTTTATGTGTTTTGTGTGTTCTGTAAAAAGCCTCAACATTTGAAACGGTAGGCTTTACTCCTTCACCTAACCATTTGTCAGGATCTTCATTTGCCTGTGCAATCAATTCAGCCCTTACAATTTTTACATTTTCTTCAGCTCTTGTAAATTCTTCTTTACACTTACTCCAATGTCGTCCATACTTCATTGCTAAATTAGCTTGCTCCAACCATTCTACATCTAATGCAGTATGATCAATATACATATCTTTTTCGTAGTCCATGATCTTATTTTACAACGATTTTCATATTTCTTCCATGAAATTGTATTGTATCAGCTAATCTCGAAGGTAATTCAAAATCAATACCATCATGTTGGTACTCTGCCGCACCTGTCCTTAAACTCACCAATGTCCAAGTACAATTAGTTCCTTCTTGTGTAGTTTGATTAATTGATGTTCTTGAAAGTATATAAACTTCAAAAGACTTATTATGTCTTATAAATAAATCACCTTCTTTATAAGGCAAAATACTTTCAATTCTCGGATGTACTTCTAATTTATTCATTTTATTAATTTTTACTCTTGTATTAAAGTTACGGATTGTCCAGGTAATAATCTTATACCTTCAATGGTAATATTTTTAGGCTCATCCCAAGTTAAATTAGGATTACTCAATGATATAAGTCTATCATAGGTACGTAACAAAATATGCTCAGTATAATCACCATCCGTTACCTCCATCATTTCCCCTATTTTTAATTCACCAGCTGTGATAGTAAGTTTCTGTTCTTTAAAATTCTTTTTTAATTTCATTCTCTTTTCCTCCTTTTACGTTTTGGTTTTTCATCCTTACCATATATTTCATTTACTTTTTCAACAAGTAAATTTTCTAAATCTTCTTCAATTTCACGTACAATGTCAATTGGTTCCTCTCCACTTTTAATAGTCTTACTGTAACCAACTTCAATACGTATGTTTTCAAAGTTGCCAAGATTCACGACTTGTGAAAGCGTAACCCATGCCTTATCTTCATCGTTGTGTATCATTTGTTATTAACTTTAAATTCAAGTTCACGTATTCGTTTTTCAAGATGAACAAACATAAAAGGCAATATAGATTCATCAAATCTCATTTCTCCAGACGCTTGACATTTTAGAGCTTTAAGTATCTTATTAAATTCAGCATGGTCATTTCTCATTCCTATTGTTTCCATGATTTATTTAATTATTGGATTTTTTGATATGTTATAATCAATTAACCATTCTTTTAATTCATCATTAGTTGATTCCTTTAAAATCTCTGCAAATGTTGAACTTGTATTATATTGTACAAGTTTTAAAATAGCTTTGTTACGTGTAAATTTTTCTGGTTTCATAATTTATATAATTTTTTATTCTCCTTTCACAACTCTGTAACACGCAAGGACTAATCCCGGAAACCCAATATTATAAAACGGCTCCT